GATCAAGAGCAGGTGTAGCAGCTACCTGATCCAACTGTTGCTGTAGCTCCATTCGCTGAGTATCGATCTCAGACAACCGAGTAGCAGTAGGTGCATCAGCGTTGACCAGCACTTCAGAGGACATAAACTCTCTAGCTGCTGTATCGTTTGGTTTGAACCAATCCATTACTCCACGACCAGCAGCAGCAGAGTAACCGATGATATCCCCAATAATACTAATACCAGCTGATTCATAGATGTTCTTCTGACGCCTTGCTTCAGGAGAGTCAGTGTCCTTTACCACAAGGGCATCAGGAACTGGCAGCCAAGGTGCAGCTTCTTTCACAATCGTCGATACTGTCTCACCCTCAGATTGGTCACTGATGGCGTTAACAGCAACATCACCAGCAACGTTAATACCAAGGGCAGACAGACCACGTGCAACAGCACTACCAGTCATACCAGCAGTGGCAACACGTGATGCAGCACCAACAGCAATACTAGGTACAAGGACAGAGGATACTTCCCTTACCTTTTGGAAGCCTGGGTTCTTAAATTTAGTCTTAGCATCCCAAGCATCATCAATCCATTCAGCACCAGGAATACGACCAATGGCATCCATACCAAAGTCAATCATACCCATACCAGCTGCTCCAAGTCCCTCAAGGGTACGTTGAGCATAGGTACCAAGGTCTTCACCAAGGGTAGCGTTAGGGTCACCACTACCATAGATGAATCCACTACCTTGGTTGAGTGGTTGTTGAGGTTGCTGTTGACCACCACCACCAGTAAGCTGTTGTACGGCTTGCTGTTGAGGCGACTTAACAGGCTGTACATTACCAGCAGCTTGGTTCTGAGCTGGTGTAGCCTCCTCATACATTGTATCAGGAGCGTTTGTCTTAGGATTATACCTAGGAGCTTCTGATTCTAAAGCCTGATACTGAGCCTCTTCCTCAGCTAGGATACGCTTCAGTTCTTCTTCGTCAACATAGGGGGTTTGTGTCATACTGATTTACCGTGTAAGAAACTGAAACGCCGTCCATCCGGCAATTGAATAACAACTTTAGTGCCCCATGCAGTGGGTGCTTTGGATACAATTCTTGCACCATTCTGTAGGAAGATCTGACTACCCATAGCAGTTGGGTAATCAATACCGTGAGAACCACGGGCAACGTGACCAGCAAAGCTATCACCACGCCCAGGTAGCTTACGACGTAGTTGGCCAATAGGAATAGTACCAAACTCAGGGTCCTTAACAACCACAAAGTTATCTAGGGCATTATCAGCAAACTCCATCCTGTCTTCATTCCTAGCAGTATTGGGGTTATCCCACTGCTTTACATCAAGGTGGGACTGACCAGGGGATCCAAGATCACCTGTAATATAAGCAAGGGTGGGACGCATGAATGCTTGGTTACGTGCAGGAGTAGCAGCAGGTTTATAGGGTTGATCGACATTAACACCCATCCCTTGCATGATTTTTACTGCCTTAGAGATGTAATTAGGATCAGTGGCATAGCCTGCATTGCGAATAGCTGTAACCGCTTCCCTTGGTGTTCTAGCTTTAGCAATACCAGGAGCATACCGTGGATCTGTCATTAGGTACACAAAATCTTTAGCAGATTCTAGGACCGAAGGATAGTCTTTAAATTTACCCGTTTTACTATCTGTAATATTAAAGACGTTGTTTTTGCCACTATGACTTGCACCACGTCCACTCTCTAATGCCCACATAGCAGCCATCACCTGTGGGAACTTAAACCCAGCTGCACTACCAAGAGACTGTACATCAGCATAGCCATTGTTGCCAGTACGAATAGTAGCAGGTGCATTACCACTACCAATAATAGTAGTATTCAGTCGATCTTGAGTGAGTGGTTGCCCTAAGATACTACGTAGTACTGGGTCAGTAATCTGGTTTAGTTGATCCCTGAATCCAGGTTTTACTTGTTGTGTAAGACCAGCTGCCTTAAGTTGAGCATTCAGGAGATCCGTAGTAGTAGTACCTGGTTGTGATCTTTGTAGAATGTTAAGTACTTCAGGCATTGAAAATGGTTTTCCATTAGCAATCCTATTATCAATATCCTTAAGTAGAGCAGGGCTTACTAGGATCTCTTCATTGATGATATTGCGATTAGCATTAAAGCGGTTTACAACATCTTTTGTGTTGATAATATCAATGGCAGCTGGAGCATTAGCGTGCTTACCAGGTGTAAAGGATCCATAGAAAGCCTGTGTTTTCTTAGCCTTAGCAGATCCAACAACAGTAAACCTACCAGTCTGCTTTTCAATCGCAGTTAGTACGTCATTACGCGCTTGAGCAGCTGCAGCACTGGGCTCCATCGTCTCAGCGTATTCCTTAAACCTTTGGGTGTACAAGTTATACGCATAAGCAGATGCACTACGTAGGCTGTAGTGAGCAGTACGATCAGTACTGTCACCAATCAAGTTTTTCTTGAGTGCATCAGTCAATTCTTCCTTAACTACTTTTGGATCAATACCAGCGCTAACCCTACGATTATCTAAATCTTGTGCTCTGTTAACCCAAGCTTCTTTTACCTCAGGAGGAACACCAGGTTGATCTACATCCTCTTTAGTGAGAGTTCCTCGCTGGTACGCTTCACGGAAAGTTTTAGTCCAGAAGTCAGTATTCTGTTGTTCAGTAGTGAAGGCAAGATACGCTTGAAGACGATCAGTGGCAATACCTTGAGTCTTAGCTTCCTTGATAATAGAAGTTAGTTCCTCTTCATTTGGGTTATTACTGCTTACCCAATCAAGTAGTTGATCTTCTTTACGCTTGTTCTCACGACGTTCTTGGGCATCAATAAGTTGGAATTCAGATTCTTGATCCTTCTTCCTAGCGTTAATAAGATCATCGACATCACGAGGGAAGCGGTCCTTCCAACTACCTTGATCTGTCTGTGCTTCACCAAGAATACGTGTTACATCAGCATCTGAATAGCGAGTAGTATCAGCTAGTTCTTTAAAAATCTCAGCTTTAGCCCCTGCATTACCTACAGGAGTTACACCATCCTCTCTATAACTGCGTGAGAGGGTCCTAAATGCCTCTGTAAGGCTCTCCCCGGTCTTAGTACGTGACATACCACTAAGGGCATCATCACGCATCATGGAGGACTTATTGACTACATCTGACTTTCTAGCAGCCTCAATGTATGAACCATAGGCTCCCCTCATTTTCATAAGGGCAGGTGCCATGAAATCAGCACTTAGTCCGAATACACCATTCTCCTTTAGGAACTGCCCAAAGATATCCTGCATTGCTGCAGTACGTTCTGGGGCAGTGATAGCTTTCATCTCATCTAGTTTGGCTTGAGCGTAACCAGGAAACTCAGCAGTGAGGATTTCCATGTGAGCCTTAAGGCGACCGTAGTCACGTGCCTTATTGCCACTAAGTAGGTTGGTAACAACAGTTGGATTCAAACCTCTAGATTGGAATCCTTCGGCAATTTGATCTTGTGCCTCACCACTCTGTTTGAGCAGTGATTCAACATTAGCAATTGATTGTTCACGTTCTGGTGTCAGACCGCCTGTAGCTACCTCCATATAGCCAGCTAGCATATCAGACTCATCTTTAGCTTTACGGTATTCAGTAACACCTTCTGCAAGAGTTGTGCTGAATTTAGACAAGCTTTCAAAGACAGCCTCGGCGTTCTTACCACGCTGTAGCTCACTTTGGATCAGTGTTTGAGCATTCTTACCAATAGCTTCCTGACGTTTCTCAGAAAGCTTCTTCTCCCACTGATAGTTTTGATCTCGATCTCGTGCTTCGATACTGAGCTTACGCTCAAGACCTGCACCATATTCGTCTCGTACCTGTTTAATGTCCCTACGGTTCTCTTCCATACCACGTATGATACGGCTGTCTCGTTCTTGCATACGAGCAAGACCTTCCGTAGGTGCTTTAATAGGATCGAAACCTATACTCCGGGCGTACCCTCTGTAACTTACTTGATCCATTTTTTAGTACTTAGTATTTACCCATAACCATAAGAGTTAGCTCTAATGCTATTAAGATCGAATGAACCAACACCAGACTTACTGCTACCAGAGCTACCAATATCTCCAGCAATACTCCTTAGGCCTTGAGAAGCTGCTCCCATCCATGCACCAGCAGATGATGCCATAGCACCTTTAACTGGCTTAGGACCGAAGTCAAACGCCTTAGGTTTACGTGGTTTGAGATACGTAGCACGTGGTGTAGTGAGTGGTTTAGGTGGTTGTGGAAGACGATCAGGGCGTAACATACGACTAGCTTCTGCTGCAAGATCAGCGCCGAACTTATCGCTAGCAATCTTACGCAGAGCAGCACCTGTATCAGCCTTAGCACTCAACAGTGACTCAGCAAGGATTGCCTGATTACGACCAAGAGCAGCGAATTCAGCTTGTTCCATCTTCTCTGCACTTCTACCTTGCTGTCCTTTAACAGCAGAAACACCTTCTGATTGTAGAGCCTTGATAACAATATCTTGGTTCTGGAAGGCCATCTCTTTCATGGTATCTTCCAACTTACGGTATTCAGCTTCATTAGCAGCGGCTTGTGCCATCTGGTTAAATGTAAGCTGTTGACCATAGATCTTTTCAGACTTAGTATATTGCTTCATCTGAGAAGCATACTCAAAGTCTTGAATCTTTAGATTATACTGCCAATCTTGAAGATTAGTAGCATCTTTAAAGGCAGCTAATGTTTCTTCGTTTTTCTTATTGAGGCGCCACTGCTTAGTACTATGCCTATAATCGGCCATAGTACTTTTCTTGCCGTAACGCCAAGACTGCATGTTGTATTGATGCTGCCTTTCAATGGCCTCGTTTTGAGCATCAGCTTCAGCTTGCCCAGCTAAGCCACCCATTACAGCACTACCAATACCTAGGATTGCACTAATTGGGTCCATACTCAGGTCCTCCTATAGAAGCCAGGTGAGTATTGTCCCTCCCACTGCATAGACACAAGGCTAACAGGGAACGGAGTATTTGATGTTACTTTCATTGTGTAGTTATCCGGTCTCTGGTGGATTGGAACTTTATAGACATAAGAATCTCGGAATGGTGATGTATTGGAGATGTAGAAATCGGCAATCTGTGCACCACCGATGCTGGACCATTCAGGTCTGCTGCGATCCCTAATGCTAAAGTAGATATCACCACCTAGTCCTGTATAGAATGCCATACGAGATGTGGTGGTAACAGCAGTGAAGTCAACACCTGCTTGACCCATAGAGTAGTAATACCTAGGAAGAGTAATCTCCATGTTGTACTCATAACCAACGTAGATATAGTTACCTGTAACATCACCAGGAATGGTGAAGTATGTACCACCACCATCAGTAGCTAGAACAGCTACATTGGTATAACCAGATTGTGTACCAGGGCTACCAACCTTAAGTAGTCCAACTACAAATCTAATAACTTTAGTGGTGTTAAAGTATGTCGGTAGATATACCTTAGTAGTATCTGTGATATTACTATAACTAGGTGCAGTTGGTGGTGTAGGTGAGACCATAGTGTTATCAGTTACCTCACACCATGAATCCAAGTTAGGATCAACTGTGTTACCAAGGCTATTGATAAGTCCACCAGTACTAGGAGCTAGGACTAATTTATATTGTGCAAGTGTATACCCTTCTGTGCCACTAGTTAGTACATAGAGGATGTCACTTTGAATAGCTGTATGAATGACATTAGATGGCAGTAACCACCTAAACCAAGCAGCCATAACACGGTTCTCTCCTTGATCGTAGAACCTATGTAAGTACATATAGTTAGATGCCCTACCAGAAGCTGCCCACAGCCCATTCTGAGCGCTTCCTACGGCTTCTGTGATACTCTGTGGTACCCATTCAGATACAACCTTAGTAGTCTCAGTAACAGTAGGTGTCTCCCTTTGTCCCCTTACAAAGATCTCAAATGCTCTGGACCAGCTTTGGTTACGACTAACATAGAGGATAGTAGAACCAAGATCAACAGGTTTGATATACTGATCACATTCGTAGTTAGCGATGGTACTAATAGTTACATTAGCTGGTGTCCATGCACCATTCTCTGCTTCCATTAGAAACTGTTGAGTGTCGCTAAACAGAAGCAACCCCTGAGTAACAGGTACAACTGATCGTACAATAGCTGGTTTAATGCTTGCACAACTTAGGTCAATGGGATCGGAAACTGATACAACAGTAGCTGATTTATGGTAGAAGTTGTAGTAATCTCCAGCTTGAGACATGGAGACATTATCTTCAGTTAGGAATCCAAGCCTATTATTATATAGGAAGATGTCCTGAATCGTGTTATTAACAAATGTGGGGTGACTATTTGATTCTTCATCACCAACCAAGCGTGGCTCCCATAGCAGCGGAAGGCTGTTAATGGTCTCTGAGCCGTCCAGGAAGGTGGCTCTAAACGTCAAAGGACTAACACTAGTGCGGATCAAGGCAATGGGCATTGTAGCCTCATTTACACCGGTACTAACGTTAGGTGCAATAGTCTCTTCCCAATAACCTTTACCACTTGTTCCATCATCTGCTACAAACTTAAGGTAGAAGTCATCTTGAGTTGCGCTAGTGTTGTTGATTTTAACGACTTGATTGTGCTTAGCTTGTTCAGGTAGACGTGCAAAGGTATCTACTGAATCTTGAAAGACACGAAGATCCTTACCAGTAACACCTGCATAACCAGACACATTAGTATTTGTACTAAAGGTCAGGTGGATAGTGTTATCGATGATGGTCTTGGTAACGAAGCTACCTGTAATAGCAGCAGAGATACCAGCAGTGATATCACCAATACGTAGGTTACCACCACCAGCAGATGGAGATGTGTAGTTATAGATAGTGCCATTAATGCTAACACTATATAGAGTACCGTGCTCAACACCAGATATAACAATAGTGGCTTGCCTTTTAAAATTATAGCTTGGTGCTGCCTTAGCGGTTACCGTCTTCTCACTATTTACAATATAGGTGAAGTCGTTAATGGTAAGAGTTTTGATGCTACGGTAGTCAGTAGCAGTTAAGTAACTTTCAATAGATGCTTGCTTACCAGCAGGGTAGGTGATGGTACCAGCAAGTCCAGTCAATAAGTTCCATACCCTAGGTACACCAGCAGAGGAGATAGTGGCAATGTACTTCTCCTGATTATCTCTAAACATGCTAAACCAGGAAGCTGTGTTAGCTGTGTTAGCTGTTATACTAGCTAGCCTACCTAAGAACTTACCACCAGGACGCTTAATCATGCCAAGGGTAACATCTGGATAGCAGTTTAGAGCATCTTTAACTTGACCCAACAACATCTTCTCATCAGCTTGTTGGGAGACACCACCAATGAAGTTAGGTATACGTTGAGAGATTGCTGTCATCGTGCAAGAGCCTTAAATGGTTTATAGCTGCTGTAGAATCCATCACCTTGTTTGAACCCAAACATGGTGTAGTCGCCTTCATTGCACTCATACTCAAGGCAGTTAGACCGTCGCCATGTTTCAAATGAAGCAAGGGCTTGAGTAAGATTTACATCACCAACAAGACGAATAGCACAACGTGTAGAAGCTCGTGATGTGATATAATCCCTAAAGACTTGGGGTAGATCAATGAAGTCATAATACCAGACCACATCTACATCGTAGGTCTTGGTTGTATCCCATACATCAGTATGGCCGATCTTATCATATAGCCTGCCATTTCTAATAACTGTATCGTAGTTACTATTGGCAATGGTATCGCTAAGATCTATTTGTAGCATACTACCAGTCAGTGATAGATAGCCATTAGCATCAGGAGTAAGTGGGTACTCAACCTCTCGGTTAAATGTCCACCCCTCTGCCTGTACCTCCCGAGAGACTTGCATTAAGGTCTCATAAGCAATTGCAAC